TACTCGACAAAGAGATCCACCTGGATCGGTTTCGTGTACGCAGTTCCAGTGGCGAAAAATGTCGACGGTTTGAATACGACCCGAAACTTGGGCGCTTCATCAAGCGCGATGAGCGGCAGACCCTTTTCCAAGATTGAAAAAGGCATCGGAATGTGGTACGAAGCGAGATTGCTCGTCGTCGAGGTCCCGACCATAGTTGTCAAAGCGGCCTGTTTTGCTTGTGGCACACGAGTATCACCGAGCATGTACAAGTTTTCGCCGTAAATTCTTTCGATGAGTTCATCTTTGTACGAGAGTTCGACCCGGTCGATCATCGCTGTACCGGCACTCGGTTGGACAACCGTCGGTGCGTCAGACGGCCACGTCACCCGAAGGTACATGGTCCGGGCAATGTCACCCGTCTTGGCGATCCATACGGTCATGTCATCCCCCCAGTGAATATCCTTTGGAAATTGAAGTCGGATTGTCTGACGGGCAAATTGGGCTGGAGGTGTCATTCTACTTTAGAAAGCAGAATTAAAAAGAAGCCCGCCCGTCCCATTATTTGCCTGGAAAACATTGTACGACTTGGAGTACACGCGAACATTTGCGGCGGCGGTGGGGATGTCCACGAGTTGAATCTCGAGCATCGGTGATGCTATTCGCGACATGTTCAATGAGCCGGACGGCGTTGGCGTTTCTGGGTCGAGTGCAAAGTTGACCACGGCGACGTTGCTGCTTACATATGTGTGACTTTCGAATGCCCGTATGGTCTTTGTCGTGACTTGGTCGTCGTCGACCAGGATTTCACCGTTCAGTCGAAGGATGAGTCGCCGGATGACACACGGAGCATCGACCGAAATCCATAGTTCCCGAACCGGGTTGAGGAACCGAAGTTGGAACTCACTCGTCTGTGCACCCGGTTGAATCGTAAACGTTTCGACGTCCGTCTGTCCGTAGAGCATCTTGCCTGTTTTGGGCGGCGTGGTGTACTTTTCGTACTTGGTGATGATACTGGACGAACTGAGCACGTTCGACATTGTGACCGGATTGTACTGGATGAAATCTTGTAAAATTGCCAAAAACCCTCGTCCGTCAACTTCTACGATGTATATATATCTTGAACCTATAATGAAACGCGTTCTGCGAATGACTGCGTTATAATACGGGCTTGATGTGGTTAAATCTGAACGGTGTGCCAGCATTGTAATTTGAGGACTGGAACCATCCGAACCAGATATAGCAAGTGTATTATCACTGTTGATACGGAAATCGATCCATTCCCATGAACTGGTAGCGTCGAAAGGTTTTGTCGTATCGTATTTGTGCCACAACGTTTTTCTTGAAAAGTCCGTTTCTGGAAACGTACCTGATTGAATCACAGACGCTGTATGATAGTATATATACTTTCCGTCAAACCCACAAGGAATACTATATTCATAATCATTGGCACGAATTACCGTATCACCGGTATAAAACTCCCACGAGGCTTGTTGGTCGATGAGTTGTGTTGAATCATATCTTGAAAATGTTCCAGTTAAACCCCGTAGAGATGAAGATGAAAAATACAAATATCGACCATCTGATATCAATGGTGCCCCTTCTAAATTATAAACTGGGTTTGGTGTGATAATGGCGCCATCGACTTGTGTGTACGCTGTCGTACTCAGAAAACTTTGAGTATCCAATTTGGCGATATAAGAACCCACGGTTGGAAAATATATATACCGACCGTCGAACGTAGATCCAAAATAATAACCAGTGTTTGTAAGTGGTGTTGGTTCATAATATGTAGGAAAAACGTCTTTGACCGATGCAGGAAGTCCACCGGACGTTAGCGTGTACGTATAAGAACTTGATGAATCAAAATCGGCAGTCGTGTCATACCGCATCCACATCAAATTTTTATGAACATCGAGCCCGGGTGTGTTGCCAGGTGTCGCAACAGGATATGTTAATGTTCCGGTGACTAGAACATCTGACCCACTTTGCACCATTGAAGAAATGACCGCACTTGAAAATGCTCCCGCATAACTTGTCCAAAAACTTTGAAGGGCCGTCTGGTCCGATCCTGATAAAGGTGCCGTTTTGTTATAAAACCGATACACAACTGTCCATATTTTTTGGGTTCCATCGAGTGAACCACTGACCCAGCTCGTATATGTCGAACCCATAATGTAATAATTCACAGAGTACTGTATGTAAGCATAACGAGCATCTGTAAGAATAACATTAATTCTCCCGTCGGCAGGGTCGTTTGATGGGAATGCGCTAAAAAAACTGTATGTACTAGTTGTCCACGGTGTTGTGCTCGATGAAAGTATTGTCGAAATCAAAGCTTTTATAAGATATGTACCTGTGGAACCATAGAGTGTTCCGCCGTTTGTAGTTATGAATACACCTGAACCACTTCCGGGCGTCCATTTATAAAATGTCCCGTCATCCTGATTATAAAACCTGAATGAATTGTTCAGTAAAGGACCCATGATGACATAGTTTTTCCAGCCGATTGCCCATGTAGGATCAAAGTTTTGAGTTCCGTCGGCAGTTATCGCCTGAAGATTCGATGTGACGTACGAAGCACCGTCAAGAAAACCGTTCGATAGGATTGGACTCGCCGCAAGATTCTCAAACTTTTCGTATTCGATATCGACCCGGACATCGTTCCGGTAGAGTTCGCTCATGTTCAGTGTGTCCATGTTGAACGACAACTTTGTATAGTATTCTCGAGGGGTCGACACGACCGACGTATCGTTCTTGCCTTCGAGAATCGTCAAACCGGCTTGGTTTTCGTAGGCGACACCGAGGTCCTGTTCGAGATACAGTCGCTCGCTCGTCAGACGATCGATGGTCTGTCCGCCGACGGTCAACGTCGCACTCTTGACGAGTTTGGTCGCAACCGAATCGACATACGAAAACCCGTTCGACGGCGGCGGTGTAAACCCGCGGATCCAACCCGCTTGTACGAGCGTCAGTGGTGCAGTCAGCGTACCGCCCGTAAAGTTGTACGCCGGATAGCCACCATTTATTGTAAAAAAGTCGGGATCCCGAACATCAAACCCCCAAAATGAGGCACTGGCTTCGTTCTGGAAAAAGATGTTCGAATAGACGCCCGTGAAAACAAACTTGTTGATTGTATCATCATATGTGACATTGATATTCGAATATCCGACAAAGTTTGTCGTCCATGCCGAAAGGAATTGTGTATTAAAGTAGCCGACGAAATCACCCGGCTGAATCGCGAGCGTGTTTGTCTGGACGTAGATTTGTCCGTCGACTACGTCAGAATACTGAGGGTAGACGTACCCTGGTCCGAGTGGTGTGTACAACTGTGGAAGTTCAGATCGGACCGTGAGGCGTCGAACCAGATCACCCTTTGGTGGAATACGGGCCGAGGCCGTACCGCCAAACGCCGGCACAGACTTGTCAAACGGAACCTCGAACGATTCGGCGACGTACACTTCACGAGTGTCGTACTTTCGAGAGAACAAAGTGTGCTGAGGGTCCTGAACGAACGTTCCGCCGGCCTCAAGCTGAACCTGGGCACCAGACATGGCGCTCCTCTATCAGGGGATGCGTTTTTTGTTTTGGCCAAATTTAGACGTGTACATTAGGGATGACGAGTTTGCAACTCCGCAAATTTGATCCGAGCAAAATTGCAGACGACAAGGTGTGTGTGTTTATCGGAAAGCGTGGTACAGGCAAGTCTACGCTCGTGACCGACATCATGTATCACAAACGGCACATTCCGGTCGGTATCGTCATGTCCGGTACCGAAGACGGAAACCACTACTACAAACAGTTTGTGCCAGACCTGTTCATCTACGGTGACTATAACCGCGAAGCGATCGAAAAGGTCTTGGAGCGCCAGCGGCGACTGGTTGGTGCCGGCGGAAAGTCGGGAGCGTTCCTGCTCATGGACGATTGTATGTACGACAAGGCGTTCATGAAAGACGTGTGTATCAGACAATGTTTCATGAACGGGCGACACTGGAAAATCTTTTTTGCGTTGACCATGCAGTACTGTATGGACTTGAGTCCGGACCTGCGCGCCAACGTCGATTACGTGTTTGTGATGCGCGAAAATGTTATTCAGAACCGAGAGCGTCTGTACAAATCGTTTTTTGGAGTTTTTCCGACATTCGACATGTTTTGCCAGGTGATGAACGCCTGTACCGAAAACTTTGAATGTCTCGTTTTGGACAATACGAGCAAATCCAACCGCATTGAAGACTGTGTGTTTCATTACAAAGCGCCAATCCGCAAGGGTTTCCGGATCGGCTCCGAACAGATGTGGCAGTATCACCAAAAAAACTACAACCCGATGCACGTCATTCGACCTACGAGCGGCGCGACACCCATTAAAAAGAAGGGGTCGTCTGGAGTTACTGTGAAGAAAGTGTAGAGGCGCCTGCATTCAGCGCCTCCTCAATCAGAGCTGCCGAACGAGCAACGGGCACATCCTCCTCGTCGTCCTCCTCAGCAGGCACATCCTCCTCCTCTTCTTCGACAACTGGAGCAGCCACAGGCACTTCGGGCTCCGGCTCGGGAACAGTCACTTCGGGCTCGGGAACGACCACAACGGGCTCGGGCTCGGGAGCAGGCGCCCAACCGGTACCCATTTCGTAATACATGCAGAGGAAATAATTGTGCGCTGATGAAACGCAAAAAGACTCTGTGACACCATTAGAAGCATGCCGATGATTGAAAATCTCGAGTTTAATGGTGCACCACAAATTATCCAGTACATACCGAATGTCGAGGACATTCCTGAACCAGAACCAGGATCTTCGCCACTCGATTTTTCGGACCAAAAAAACTCTGGTCCAATAGAAATGGACTTTTCGACGCCGATTCAGGACGTCATGCCATCGGCCGCGTTTGAGAGTGAGGAAACTCCCGGCCTGACTGGTCCGTACAGATCCCCCTCGAATAACCGTGTCATGGGTATTAGCCCTGGTGTTGTCCAGGTCGAGCCCAGCACGGCGTCCAAGATGCCCATGGGCCTGACGAAGGAGCAGCTTCATGCACTGGTGGCTGGCATCGCGGCCGTTGTCGCTTTTTCAAAGCCGGTCCAGGACAAGCTTTCGACCGTCGTGCCCAACTTCATGGGCGACAGTGGTGCTTTGTCGTTGACCGGTATGGTCGTCACGGCCCTGATCGCCGCGATTGTGTTTTACGTTGCAAACCGTGTCCTCGAGAATCAGTCGTGAATCTCGCCACCACAGTACGGTTGATTTTGATTCAGAGAGTACAGACCAAGTGTCGTACACAACGTTCGTAAGTCTTTAAAACTTTGCCAGAACGCTTCAGAGTGGTCGTATTCTGGAACGGTAATGTGGGCGAGCTCGTGAATGAGCACGTGCATTGCGGCATTTACATTGTTCCCGTCGAGACAAATGTAAATTTCGTACCCCTTGTTCACATTGTATCCGATTGTTCCTTTATTCATACGCCGACTGTCAATCCCGGTCAGAATGGGCCGACGTGTCCGAAGAATTTTGAACCGTTCGTCGACCGCGTCCGTCTCTTGGAGATGTTTGATAAGTAAGTTGTACCGGCCTTTGAGTTCCGTGAGCATATGATGTTCTTGAAGCAATGCTACGATGATTGTCAGCACAATGGACAGGACAAACAAGACAATCATACCTACTAAGGCGGCACATTTTTCCGCCTGAAGACAAACTTTGAATAAATGTCCGAGATGAGTTCGGTCGGTGGACACATCGGTTCCCATACTTCGCACGTGAACCACCGTGAGAGCGCCGTCTCGAGAATCGTTCGGTTCATGAGAGGCTCTAGGCGTCCGTTGCCGTTGTAAAAGGGGCCGTCGACCAATCGAACAAACGCGTGGTCGCCATCGAGCGTCACACTGTTTCCGATAATGTCCGGTGAAATAAATGTGTACATTCGGTCCGAATCGGGTGTAATGCCAAACAAAAGTCCGCCAAGGCGAGTCCGACGCGCAAGCGCCTTGGCGGATTCTTCGAGCGAGTTTCGAATGTAATGAATCGAAAAGTTGTAGCAAATGGCGTCAAACACTCCGGTGACATTCCGAATATCCCCTTGGTGAATGCAAATACCGGAGACACCGTGCACTTCTGCACGTCGGATAGCCTCCTGGAGAGACTCCGGGTCCGGGTCGACCGCCGTCACGCGTGCGCCCACCTTTTTCCATTTGGACCAATCGCCGCCGCGACCGCACCCACAATCGAGCACCGTGTTCCCGCGCCGGACACATTGTATGATGAGGTCGTTCTTGTATTTGTTGTGGGCGCGACGAAGGTCGTCCATGTTGCGTTTTCTAGTTAAAACAAAAACGCCTGTTATGTTTATATGGCTATGCTCGAGCAGGATTTCCTGACGGTCCCCGGACAGATGTTTGCTCTGATTTCTATGGTTGGCCCGGACATGCCCCAGAAGAATGAGAAGCTCGGTCTGAAGATTCGCGGTTGCTTTGCGACCAAGGATGAGGCGGCCAGCCATGCGAAGCGCCTTCAGAAGGAGGATGCTCTGATTGATATTTACGTCGTCGACATGTACAAGTGGTTGCTGATTCCTCCGGACCGTGACCAGATTGAGGACACACACTACCAGAACGAGAAGCTCGAAGAGATTATGTCCAAGTATCGCAAGAACCAGCAAGAGGCTGCTTCTCATTTCGAGAAGCGCAAGCGTGACATGATGGCCAAGCCCATCGAGGGAAGCGAGACGCCCTACATCGAGCCCGGGGATGAGAACAGCAAGTATTACAGCAAGCCCGACGTGCCGCCGATTCCTCACCCGGCTGAGCTCATCGAGGAGCTTCGCAAGGAGTTTCCCGATGCGGACATGACGGAGCTGGTTGCCAAGGCTGACCTGCGCATCGAGGCGGAGATTCAGCGTCGGCGCAAGGAGGCGGAGGACCGTGCAGCGGCAGCACCGCCGGTGGTACTCGGTGATATTCCGGCACCCGAGCCAGTCGGAGCAGGTGGCGCGGGTCTCCTGAAGTAGGTTTTTTTCGCATCATAGTGTAGATGAAGGTGCTTTTGTACATTGGCTTGTTTGTGTTGTTTGTCACCGTCGCATACATGTTGAGTAAACCATCCAGAAGTTGTTACGCTCCACCTCGTACGGCCGACACGGTCTTGCCGTATGACGTGACCCCGACAACCTTTACTTCTGATTCGAATACGTTTCCGATCCAGAGCGACGTGTTCGAGGATGCGAGCGGCTGGCTCAACATGCGCGAACACCCTTTATCGGACAACTTTCAGTCGAACGCGTACGCCGGATCTGACATGGGTGATTTCATGGGGATGGAGTCCGGGTCCGGGACGGCCATCATGACGGTCATACCGGCCAATGAACAGTACGAGTACAACCCGACACAATCAACCGGGACATATCTTCCGGGCATAACATCAAATACGACAGCATCCGGTTAACTATCCCCGAAGCACAACGGGGGTCATCGACTTTCCGAGCATAAGTCCAAAAATAAATGCGACAAAAATCAAAATCAATACAGTTTTCGAAATGCCATCCAGAAAACTTTCTTTAGGTGGCGGTGGCGGTGGCGGGGGAGGAGGCGGAACCATCATCGAAGGATGGTGCGGATAGTACTCTTCCTCTTCCTCCTGAACCTCATTACTCGTCGGACTCTGAGGAGGAGCCTGAAACATCGCTCTCTATATCACTTGCGTCCGTTTTATCTTCAATGACAAATCCATCAAGGTTGCCATTGTCGTCCGCGTCCGACTCGCTCGTCATTTCCTCGGAATCATATGATGCCTCCGACGAAACGTCCGACAGATCCGTCGAATCATAGTCACCCTCGTCAAAGTCGTCATCGCACACCTCAACCGGCACGTACCGCACTGGCGTCTTCACTGCTCGGCCAGAACGAGTCCGCGTAACCACCTGGCTTTCCTCCACTGCCTGATCGAGGGGCCGGGAAGTGGGTTCCGGGGTCGCCGACGGTGCCGCCTCGACGGAGCGCTTCTTCGCCAATCGGGGCATCTATTTCATCTTCGTGCATTTCGTTTAAGTATCGTGGAAAGAAATAGAACCCCTTCTTCTTTGCCGAAGTGTACAGCTCATACTCGCCTTCGATACCGAGACGGGCTGCCAGGTCGTCAAGTTCTTCCTGGATGTGACTGTCGTCCATGCGTCGAATCGAAAGTCCCAAATCACGAATATTCTCCGTCGCGTGGTAGAGGGCCTTTGCGGCCACGGCCACGTCCTCCTCGTCCTCGAACACTTGAATGTTTGTTTTGAAGTGACCCCACGTTACTGGATCGAGACCCGAGTACGGATGGACCGCCCGTATGTACCGACTCGCTATTGTTCGTGGAGGCTTCAGGGAACCAATGCCCGGGAAGAAGACTAAGAATAGAAGGGCCAGGAGCACTAACCACTGGACGATCATCTACTATACTGGGAGAAAGTATGTACTCTTTACCGACAAACCCGTGACACGTATCGGCATCGTGACACATCTGACATATCCGATCGCCGTAGATTGAAAACCACACATGATTCGATTTGTGCTCGGCGTTGATGTTTTCGCAAAAGTGTGAATCGGTCTGGACCCACCTGGATGACCCCTTTTGCCCCACGCGCTTCACGTGCGCGCGCGCCTGACCCGGAATATACTTTTGGATATACGCCTCGAGTGCGTCATGCGACCCGGTATCCTGGATTGTCGGCCGCACCTCGTTCGTGCGAATACTGAACAGTCGAAGGGTTTCAATGTCCAGTTCCGGGACAGCCTCTCCGGGCTCCCATGGTACATACGGATCACCGGTCGGTTTTTTGTGTGACCAGAGCATGCGTAGCCCGCTTCCGCCATAGACACTCGCGTCGATGAAATCGGCCCATTCTGGACCGTCAAGTTCCATAAGAATCTTGGTTCGGTAGGCGAGCGCCTCTTGGCGCGTGACCAGCGTGTCCGGCCAGTGAATGTGGACGCCGGACTTTTGGAGCCCGTCAACCTCGCGAACCGGTGCGCGCGCGACGATACACCGACCCGGCACCACGTCGCACATTTTTTGGAGAGTCTCCAAAAGAAGAGTGTCGCTCAACGGTTCCGAGTCTTTGAAATCCAGGTCGACAAAGAAACGAAAGACGTCCGTTTTTTGTTCGACGACATAGACGCGCTGTTTTCCCTTTCGAATGACAGCCATGTACTCGACATAGAACGAGTCCACCTGGTCGAGCGGCACGTCAAGAATCCCGCCGTCCATGAGGACGTGCGTCCCGGGACCGTGGGGTGTCCTCCATTTTGCAAACATACTCTGACAGAGAGTCATCATTTTAACCCCACTGAGGATTTGGTTTAAGAATAAAGTCGGGTGTGTCGCGATAATCGACCGTGAGCTCGTTCCCCTGTGGAATTGGTCGAAAACTGTACAAAAACCATTGATTGTTTTGAAAAGATAACCGACAGTTTGGTGACCATGAATGGTTTATTTTAGAAGCCATAGGTGTTATGACTCTATTTGAATCAATGGCAACCCCGATGACGTCCATTGGGAACACATTAACGGACGCAAACAATCCGACACCGTCAATGGGCGATTGTGAAACATACCACAGCATTATATAATGTTTAGAAAGTAAAATGATGTGGTAAAACAAATCGTTGTGAGGGTGCATCAAGTTGTGCCCATCTTAAAATCATTGCAATGTTTTCGGCACATCCATAACCATACTGTTTACCAAATCGAAACATTTCTTCACGAGATGCAGTATTTGAAGGCGTTGCGGCAAGCCGAAACGGATTGAAACAATCTTGACAGTGACCTATGTGTGGTGCGATGTCGTAAACTGCTTCAGTGAGTCGTCGACTTTCATCCTTGGTCAAAGGAGGGCGAGACGTGAGATACTTTACACCTTTATATTGTTGGTCAAATTCTGGAACTGTACAGACGAAATGACGTGAACCATCAGCCGAATCGAGATTTAAACGAACATCGACAACTTTGAGAACATTGTCGACATCTCGAAACACGAGACCGACGTGACCAAAAATCGATCCGGTAAATAACAAACCAAAAATGTGATACATGTACAATTCAGATACATCAGATGCCATTCCACCCTTTCCACCGCGACAGACTACAATCACATCACCCTCTTTTACATTTGAAAAATCTGTCTGAGGAAATTGTTTTTTAAATTCTTTTGAACGAACTATGACCGCGCCGACATATAAGAGAACAAGTGTAATCACTGACCATTTTAGACCAACCAAACGGGTGAGCGCAAATATAAAAAGCCAAAAAATAATAATCATCGACGGACCGTTCAATCTCATACTATCCCTGTTGAACAGACTAGCCTCTGTGGTCAATGGCATGCACTCCATTCTGATATAAACACAGAAATTGTATAGAGTATAGAGATGCTTCCGCGGACGGCCAACCAACGTCTGTTTGTTTCGCTCCTGCAGGTGCCCAAACCGCCCATCGTGTTTGCGTCCGGGCCTGCCGGAACGGGAAAGACACTGGTGGCGTGTCACATTGGTGCAGAGGCGCTCGCTAAAAAAAAGGTTGAACGACTCATCATGACTCGACCGGCCGTCTCGGTCGATGAGCAACATGGTTTTTTGCCCGGAACGCTCGAGGAGAAGATGACACCGTGGACCCGACCGATGTTTGATGCGCTCCGTCGGTACTATTCACAAAGTCAACTTGACCGAATGATGTACGATGGCACAATCGAAGTGTGTCCGTTGGCGTACATGCGCGGCCGAACGTTTGACCGTTCATGGATTATTGCTGATGAGATGCAGAACGCGACGCCGAATCAGATGCGTATGGTGCTTACACGCATCGGCGAAGGTTCAAAACTCGTGGTCACTGGAGATCCAGTCCAGCATGACCGCGGGTTTGAGAATAATGGTCTCAGTGATTTTGTGCACCGACTCGAAAGTTTTCACATCCCAGAGTCTATTCAGCACGTCGAGTTTACGACGGCCGACGTCGTGCGTCATCCGGTCATTCACGACGTGCTCGAAGTGTATAAACACAACACGCCCCATTTACGTAATGTGGATTGACAACCGGACCGGGACTATCAAGGTGTACGAGAAGGCGCCGTCCGACCCTTTTGTCAAGAAGATGTCGTGGCGTCCAGAGGAGAATGCATGGGTTCTCGAGCTGCCCGAGATTGAAAAGATTTACAATTACGACGAGACACTGGGTCATTGCACCCAGATTGTAAATGACCCGGTCCAGACGACCGCAATGGCCAAGTTTGTCGATGGGAATATGAGCTACGCGGAAATGCGCGGTCTGTGCGGTTAGACCATCTGCTGTGCATCTTGTGTCTCCTGAGCAGTAGGTTGTATGCAGTTCATCACTATAGTATCTTTGTCCGCTGGAATAATCGTCACGGTCGGATCGTTCATCATTCTTTGAACTTCATTTTTAACAACTTCATCAATCGCTGATAACGCCCTGGATGTTGCTGCATTTTGAATCCATTCTTCTGGTGAATAAGCAATATACTGGAAAGCCTTATACTGGACAGGTGTCAATGTGACTGTGATGTCGACCATTTATGTTGTCCCAGATAAATAAACAGCCTGAAGTGCCGTACGAGCATCACCTGCCGTTGATGATTGTATAATTAGTGAAGCAGATGGAATTCCAAATACTTCAATATAGTCATTCGTGTTCAATAACCATACAACTTCTGTATGATTAGTCGTATATCTAGTAGTTGCCGGAGCGAAGTTATACGATACAGCACGTTCAGTTCCGTTCACTCTTATTGAAGCACCTAGGTACGAAAATGTACTAGATGATTGTAATCGTGCCCGTATTAAATAATACCCGGACGGACCTGTGAGTGTGAAACGAGACGTTGACGTAAGAGTCCACTGAGTATTATAATTTGTACCGCCAAGTACGATGACTGTAGCTACTGTTATAGTCTGATCGCCTGGAGCTTGAGCTTTGTATACATAAAGTACTGGAAGTGTGCTCTGACGAATACTTCCAACAACGTCAAGTGCAGTTACAGGGGTTGTCGTCCCAATACCAACGTTCCCGATATCAACGAGGTTTTTCAACCCATAATGAATAGTCTCCGACATGTTCTAGAGTTTATGTTGTTCCAGATAAATAAACAGCCTGAAGTGCCGTACGAGTATCAGATCCCGATTGTATAGTTACTGTAACCGATGGAATTCCAACTACTTCAATAAAGTCATTCGTATTCAACAACCACACAATTTCTGCATAGGTACTCGCAGTGGCAGTACCACCCGGTCCGTTGCTATATGGACCACCGCGTTCAGTTCCGTTCACTTTTATTGAAGCACCTAGGTACGAAAATGCAGTAGTTGAGGATAATCGTGTCCGTATTAAATAATACCCGGATGGACCCGTGAGTGTGAAACGAGACGTTGACGTAAGAGTCCACTGAGTATTATAAGTTGTAGATGGAAACGTGATGGCTGCTGTAGCTGTTGTTACAGACTGATTGACCCCTGTACCTTTGTATACATAAAGCACTGGAAGTGTGCTCTGACGAATACTTCCAACAACGTCAAGTGCAGTTACAGGGGTTGTCGTCCCAATACCAACGTTCCCGATATCAACGAGGTTTTTCAACCCATAATAAATAGTCTCCGACATGTTCTATTAGAGTTTATGTTGTCCCAGATAAATAAACAGCCTGAAGTGCCGTACGAGCATCACCTGCCGATTGTATAGTTAGTGAACCCGATGGAATTCCAAATACTTCAATAAAGTCATTCGTATTCAACAACCACGCAATTTCTGCATAGATACTCACATTGTTAGCACCACCTGTACAGGTGCTATACGATACACCGCGTTCAGTTCCGTTCACTCTTATTGAAGCACCTAGAGACGCAAATGTACTAGTTGATTGTAATCGTGCCCGTATTAAATAATACCCGGATGGACCCGTGAGTGTGAAACGAGACGTTGACGTAAGAGTCCACTGAGTATTATAAGTTGTAGATGGAAACGTGATGGCTGTAGCTACTTTTGCTATAGTCTGGTCCCCTCCGCTTTTGTATACATAAAGCACTGGGAGTGCGCTCTGGCGAATACTCCCAACAACGTCAAGTGCAGTTACAGGGGTTGTCGTCCCAATACCAACGTTCCCGATATCAACGAGGTTTTTCAACCCATAATGAATAGTCTCCGACATGTTCTATTAGAGTTTATTAAAATATGGCGCCAAGCGTAATTCTGGAATGACTGGCGTCGTCGTTGTCAGACATGCGACGTTTGTCGATCTGTGTGGACAAAATATGACTCGGCCATCGATTGAAAGTGAACCACCAAAGTACGAACCTAACTGGGCTACACCGCTTTGTGGCACAATGTTCGAATATGTGAGCACAAAAGGATCAATCATACCGGCGTTCGAATTTGTGTTTGAAACGCATACGATATTCCCGGATGGTAAAAGTACTCCTCCAGCAAACCCACCTCCGCCTGCTCTACGAACTTGAATGTTCGAGAAGGCGTACGGTGGATTTCCAGAAGGATTGACGACGACGACATTCGCGTTTGTATTTGGAATGCACACGACATTTCCATTTGGCGTGAGTACACCCCCCTGAAATCCACTTGACTCTATGGTCGAATTTGAATACGTACGGTCGGTCGGACTGTACTGAACGATATTTGAAGTACCGTCTGGAATACACATGATGTTACCGGTTGGAAGCAACACCGCACCAGAAAATCCGAGCAATGTTCCGGTCGAAACCATGTTTGCAAATGTACCGGCTGCTCCGTTGTACGCACATATGTTTGAATGTCCAGTAGTGGGAACCATCGTTACGTTCGATTGTCCATCCAAAACACCTCCTCTGAACACTGGCGTCTTAATGTTGTGCCGGAACACATTTGCATAGACTCCTGTTGCTGGGTTGTACGAACCTATGTTTGAACTCGTATACGGAACGAAAATAACATTTCCGGACGGGACGGCGACCCCACCGTAGAAACGCGGTGCGACTATTCCTGAAAAGTTTGTCGGTGTGACTGCCGAAAACTGGTTCGTAAAAGGATTGAAAAGACCGACCGTTGTTGTGCTGTACGGTACAAAGAGAATACGACCGTCCGGAAGACTTACCGAGCCAACATAGGCACTACTTCCAACCGGACCTGTTGCGACGTTTGCAAATGACGGACGGGAACTCGGTGCCCAGAACGACCCTTGTTGGTCGATGACATTACACGTCGCTGATATCCACGCTTGGATTACGGTTGCATTTGCCACGGTGGGAATGATGTGTGGGGCGCGTTTCGTCAAGTCTTCGTTGTAATACAAGTTCCCACTGACTGTGAGGGTGGCTGTCGGCGCTGTGGTGCCTATACCGAGCATTCCATTGTACACATTAATCGTGTTGTTCACCTGAAACCTAGGTCCTAATACATAAACGTAAGGTGTCATACCGGTGTTAGTTCGTCCCGTGACAATGACCGTGTTTCCGTCGGCGCTCATAGCAGTTGAACTCCCGAAGTTTATGACTGCTTGTGCAGTCAGAGCCGTCCCTGAATCCCAAGACCCACCCGTAAACCTGTAAACGTAAGGTGTCATACCGGTGTTGGCTTGTCCCGTGACAATGACCGTGTTTCCGTCGGCGCTCATAGCAGATGAATTCCCGAAATTCGTGACTGATTTTCCAGTCAGAGCCGTTCCTGAATCCCAAGACCCATTCGTAAACCGGTAAACGTAAGGCGCTAAACCTGAAGCTTGTCCCGTGACAATGACCGTGTTTCCGTCGGCGCTCATAGCAGTTGAATTCCCGAAATACGCGGGGTCTTGTGCAGTCAGAGCCGTCCCTGAATCCCAAGACCCACCCGTAAACCTGTAAACGTAAGGTGTCATACCGGTGTTAGTTCGTCCCGTGACAATGACCGTGTTTCCGTCGGCGCTCATATCAGATGACTGCCCGAAGTCGACCACTGCTTGTCCAGTCAGAGCCGTCCCTGAATCCCAAGACCCACCCGTAAACCGGTAAACGTAAGGCGCTCCACCTGAAATTTGCCCCGTGACTATTACCGTGTTTCCGTCGGCGCTCATAGCAGATGAATTCCCGAAATTCGTGACTGATTTTCCAGTCAGAGCCGTTCCTGAATCCCAAGACCCATTCGTAAACCGGTATACGTAAGGCGCTAAACCTGAAGCTAGACCCGTGACTATTACCGTGTTTCCGTCGGCGCTCATAGCAGTTGACCACCCGAAAAACGTGACTGCTTGTCCAGTCAGAGGCGTCCCTGAATCCCAAGACCCACCCGTAAACCGGTAAACGTAAGGTGCTAAACCTGAACCATAACCCGTAACTATTACCGTGTTTCCGTCGGCGCTCATAGCAGATGACCACCCGAAATTCGTGACTGTTTGTGGAGTCAAGGCTTGTATAGCCGTGTCGTTGAAATAAAATTGAGACCCCCCGGTCGCTAAAAAATTGGGATAAGATGTAGAGTATGTATTAATAGCACGAGAAAGAGTTGATGAAATTGTACCTCCACCGACATACATCGCGAGAGAGGTGTTGTCTATCATTTTGGTAACGGTGTCAGAAACAAATACATTGTTCCGGACATTCAGAGTCGTTTGACCTCCTGTGCCTGTTAACGTTAATGTGTTTGCAAACAAGTTTGTTGTCGTCACGGCGTTCGATACGTACACATTTCCGACAACCTGGAGACTCGAGGTTGGTGTGTTTGTGCCTACACCGACAAGATTACTCGTGCTCAAAAAGATGTTTGCGGTCGCCGCGGCAACACCAGACGACACGAGATAGACGACTTCGCCCGGATTTCCGGCTGGTGCAGTACCGACACCGGTTGCACCAGTCGCACCTATATACTGAAGTCCGGTCGCACCTGTGACACCTTCTGCACCCGTTGCACCCGTGGCTCCGGTCGACCCTGTAAAACCAGTCGCTCCGGTTGCACCCGTGGCTCCGGTCGACCCTGTAAAACCAGTCGCTCCGGTTGCACCCGTGGCTCCGGTCGACCCTGTAAAACCAGTCGCTCCAGTCGCACCTGTAGCTCCAGTTGACCCCGTAAAACCAGTCGCCCCGGTTGCACCCGTGGCTCCGGTCGACCCTGTAAAACCAGTCGCTCCGGTTGCACCCGTAAAACCAGTCGCTCCGGTTGCACCCGTGGCTCCGGTCGACCCTGTAAAACCAGTCGCTCCGGTTGCACCCGTGGCTCCGGTCGACCCCGTGAACCCAGTCGCTCCGGTTGCACCCGTGGCTCCGGTCGACCCTGTAAAACCAGTCGCTCCGGTCGACCCCGTGAACCCAGTCGCTCCGGTTGCACCCGTGGCTCCGGTCGACCCCGTAAAACCAGTCGCACCCGTCGCGCCCGTGGCTCCGGTCGACCCAGTAAAACCAGTCGCTCCGGTTGCACCCGTGGCTCCGGTCGACCCAGTAAAACCAGTCGCCCCGGTTGCACCCGTGGCTCCGGTCGACCCTGTAAAACCAGTCGCTCCGGTTGCACCGGTAGCACCAGTCGACCCTGTAAAACCAGTCGCTCCGGTTGCACCCGTGGCTCCGGTCGCACCTGTAAAACCAGTCGCTCCAGTCGCACCTGTAGCTCCAGTTGACCCCGTAAAACCAGTCGCTCCGGTTGCACCCGTGGCTCCGGTCGACCCTGTAAAACCAGTCGCTCCGGTTGCACCAGTCGCTCCGGTAGACCCTGTAAAACCAGTCGCACCGGTCGCACCTGTAGCTCCAGTTGACCCTGTGAAACCAGTCGCTCCGGTTGCACCTGTGGCTCCAGTCGACCCAGTAAAACCAGTCGCTCCGGTTGCGCCGGTAGCACCAGTTGACCCAGTAAAACCAGTCGCTCCGGTCGCTCCGGTCGCTCCGGTCGAACCTGTGAAACCGGTCGCTCCGGTCGCGCCGGTCGACCCCGTAAAACCAGTCGCACCAGTTGCACCGGTCGCTCCGGTCGACCCCGTGAAACCAGTTGCACCTGTCGCGCCTGTCGCTCCGGTCGACCCCGTAAAACCTGTCGCTCCGGTTGCACCTGTGGCTCCGGTCGAACCTGTAAAACCGGTCGCTCCGGTCGACCCCGTAAAACCTGTCGCTCCAGTTGCGCCTGTTGCACCAGTAGAACCCGTGAGACCAGTCGCGCCTGTAAATCCAGTTGCACCGGTTGCGCCGGTGGCACCTGGAAGTCCTGAAATAATAATGATAGGCGACGACGAACAACACCCGTCACCCTGATTGGTAATCGAATACATTATCTAATTCAGACGGAGATTTTATATAAAAGAATCGTACGTGTATCTTTAAGATGAGGTTCCACACAATTGGTATTCAACATACAATAACAAATAAAGAGTATATAGCGTGTGCGTTTACCCAAAAGGTTCTCAAGTTTTGTTCGATGATGACTCTTCGTGGTCACACTGTCATTCACTATGGTCACGAAGATTCCGATGTCGAGTGTAGTGAGCACGTGACTGTTCTCAGTCGGGAAGCATACGACCGTACGTACGGCCAACACGATTTTAGATCAAAGTTGTTCAAGTTTGACATGAACGATGAAGCGTACACCGAGTTTAACACAAACTGTGTCCGTGAAATATGTGCCCGAAAGCAACCTGGTGATTTTTTGCTTGCATTCTGGGGTGCAGGCCACAAGGCGATATGTGAGCAGGCTGGCAAAGACATGAAAGTGGTCGAGCCAGGAATTGGGTATCCGTATGGGCACTTTGCAGAATACAAAATTTTTGAATCGTACGCCATGTATCATTCGTACACGTCACTCGGCCGCGTCGGTCACTGCAGTCCACTCGATACGTGGTCGAAAGAGGCGGTCATTCCAAACTATTTTGAAACAAGTGACTTTGTTGAACATGTTGTGCCGGTCAGTGAACGGGACGACTATTTTTTGTTTGTCGGTCGAATCGGGTCTGCAAAGGGTGTCGACCACGCAATTCGAATGACCGAACGACTCGGCGTTCCGCTCAAAATTGCCGGTCAAAATACGGAAGAAGGCCTGAAAGAAGTTCAGATGTGGCCTCCGCCTCCCCATCTTGAAATCGTGGGCCATGTCGACGTCGACCAACGTAAAAATCTCATGGCCCGGGCCAAGGCGGTCGTATGCATGTCGACCTTCGCCGAACCATTTTGTGGCGTGCACGTCGAGGCGATGATGTCCGGCACGCCTATTATTACGGCTGACTGGGGGGCTTTTACAGAGTTTAATGTCCACGGCGTCACTGGCTTCCGGTGCCGGACGCTCGAACAGATGATTGACGCCGGACGACGCATCAAAGAAATTGATCCAGTAAAATGTCGTACATGGGCCGTGGTGAACTTCTCGACCCAACGGATCGCCGACATGTACGAGGCTTTTTTCAATGGAAATATGACACCTGTTGACCGGCCGACAAAACGGATCGCCATATGGACCGAGACAAAGTGGGCCCTCGGTCGTATATCAAAAGCTATCCAAAAATACATACCCGGAGTTGACATCTATGACTGGTCGAACGCTGAGACAAATCGTCAATTATGGGTTGAGGAGAAATGGAAAGAGTACGATTCGATCATTTCAAACACGTCACTCGTGTCTTTCGGTAAGACGTTTGGTATTGAACCTTCACCAGATATGCTTCGCCGGTTTGTTATCGTGAGCCACTTTCCTCGGTTCGAAGGCATGAGCAATTTCAAAGAAACACTCGAAGGCTTTCAGAACGGACCACGGTACGGTGGAGTTTGCCGAGACACGTGTCGTGAGATGGAAAAATACGGTGTCCAGAACCCATTTTGGTGCCCTTTTGGTGCCGATACAGACGTGTTTCCGTTGGGTCACAAAGTGACCGGTCCGATCCGTCGTCTCGGTATCATTGGAGACTATACTGCATGTGAAGAATATATCAAAAATAAAGGGCTTCCCGTGTTTACAGAAATTTGTGAACGAGGTGGATTCGAACCAGTCTACATTTTTGGAAAAAATGATGTTCCACCCAAAGACCTCTACAAAGATATCGACGCACTCTTGTGCTGTTCGGAACTCGAAGCTGGACCGTTGGGAATTTTTGAGGCGGCATCGTGCGGCATTCCAGTGTTGACCCGGCCGGTCGGGAACGCCCAACACGTCAAAGGTATCGCTGTGTTCGACACGGCCGATGACGCGCTCGCTCAGCTCAACGCCTGGAACAACAATATTCAGGAACTCAAAGAGTATTCTCACAAAGTGTCTCACGAGGTTCGGGTCAATTGGAACATGCGGACGCTCATCCGTAAACACCTCATGGGTGAAGAGTTCACCTACGAAAGTCAACACGACGAGATTGTTCGCCATGTCAAGAAACTCCAAGAGCTTGTCGAGACGACCGGTGAACCATGCGAGGGAAATGTCTTTTGGTTCCAGTATCAACACGGCGGAGAAGTGTCAGAGTTTTTGACCAAACGTTTGAACCTGTTCAACTATTCTCAAAAAGCAAAGACTATTTTGGAAATTGGATTCAACGCCGGACACTCGTGTCTTTTGTACCTAATGTCCAATCCGACGAGCACCGTCGAACTCTTTGACATTGGGTGGCACGCGTACACACGTCCGTGTTTTGAGTATCTGGATTCACAGTTTCCAGGTCGTATCAAGATTCACTACGGGGACTCACGCCAGACACTGCCAGAATACATTTCAAAAAATGTAGGACGTACGTTTGATTTGATACACGTTGACGGAGGGCATGACGAACCCGTTGTCCGTTCGGACATTCTGAACGTCATGCACTTTTGTCGACCGGATACCGTCATCATCAGCGACGACGACAATCTTCCAGTAATTTATACAATGAATCGCAAATATTTTAGGGCCCTACCAGATGCTCTTCCATCCGTGTATCAATACATCGGAACAATCTAAGCCAGGATAGAGCCGCCGACGCCCTTCTCGATGGTCCAGTCGCGCTGCTGGCCGCGGATGAAATCACCGTCACCACCCAGACCGCCTGGCGTCAGGTCCTTGCTGTAGTAGGCTGAATCCTTGTTGAAGCCGCTGGCGGTGTACTGCAGACCGTGCTTCAGCTTGAACAGTCCGGAGGGCTCGCCACGGGACGTCTTGATGGCCAGGTCCGCATAGCCGCTCACGCGCGGGAAGGACACCTGGTACAAAATGATGAGCAGGAGGACAATGACAACAATCTTAGAGACCTTCATGTTTACTAGTCAACCAAGAAAAAGAAAAAACCTGCGTTAAAGCCAGTAACTTCCTTTCTTTAAGAAAGTCAATGGAGTTGGGTGTTGATACCGGACTGACCTTGAACCTCAATGACGATGAGCGTCGCCTGATGGACGAAATTTCGTTCGACCCACCTGAGAAGAAGACGGTCCCGGTCCGCAAACCACCCCCGAACCGTACCGTACGTCGTCCACCCCCCGTCCAGACGTTTTCGTCTCAGGACCCCGGTCTGGATGCCTTCATCAACCCTGGCAAGAGCACCGTCCCTCCCCCGCCCATGCCCGAGATGTGGGATGGCGGCGACGAGGTGAACGAGGACGACGATGGTGAGGAGGGCCAGCCACAACAGCAGCAGTATTCCGGCGGCGGCAACAGCGGCCCGAGCGAGGGTTACAAAACCATCGAAGATGAAAAGGCGGACCTGCTCAACAAGATTGCTCGCCTGGCAAAGCGTGGTCTGCACACCTCGTCTCGTCTGAATGTCTACAGCGACATTGAGGAAATTCGGACAGAGTACAAACGGCTAACCTATGCGATCGAGGTTGACCGTGCAATCCGGTTTCAGCGCCGTGTGCTCATGGCGTGCGTTACCGGTCTCGAGTTTATGAACAAGCGTTTCGACCCGTTCGATTTGCAGCTCGACGGTTGGTCCGAGAGCGTCATGGAGAATCAGGATGATTACGACACGGTATTCGAGGAGCTGTACGCCAAGTACAACACCAAGGTGAATGTCGCACCCGAGGTGAAGCTGATTATGATGGTTGGCGGTTCGGCCATGATGTTCCACCTGACCAACAGCATGTTCAAGGCGGCCATGCCAGACATGGGCAAGGTGCTCAAGCAAAATCCCGACCTGGTCAAGAACATGATGGATGCCGTCCAGCGCACACAACAGCAAGCGGCATCGACACCCCAGGCGGGCGGCCCACCTCCTCCGTCCGTCGACGGCCGCCGTGAGATGCGCGGCCCAGGCATGGACATGTCGGCCCTGTTCGGTATGATGGGCCCGCCGCCAGCCATGCAGACGCGCGAGCCAGCACCGCGCGTCGTCGAGGATGACGAGGTGTCTGATATTGTTTCGATCGATATGGGTTCGGACACGCGCGAAGTGAATGTCGGAACCCAGCGCAAGAAACGCGCCGGCGGTGCAAAGAAGAAGGAGGTTGTGCTCTAGAAAAAGTCTATGCATAAAACATGGGAGTGGCCTACGCGCCATTTGGTGAAGACGACCACCTAGTCGTCACTCCCCAGAAAAGACGCGTTCCGGTCGTCAGACGCGAGCGGGCCGGCATCTTCGCCGGACCCGACGCTACCGAGTGTAATTACCTCGTCATGTTCTTTATTTTTGGCACCTTTCTTCTTGTTCTGCTTCAGTAAAAATCCTTTTTTAAAAGTCGACGGTTCAGGTTTTGGCGGCTCCAGTGGCGGAGGCGGTGGCGTCGGTTCCGGTGCGTGGTGGTGGTGGTGCCTGGGCTGCGGGATGACACCCGAAACCTGTTGAATAACCATTCGCTTCTGGTCAGGCGTGAGAGTTTTCCACTGCTGACGAATAAGCACAGGGTCTGGTAACACACGCCGGAGCGCCCCACGGAACTCAACCGGCAGGTCCTTGAACTCCTTTAGGTCCATCATCGAAAGAACAACCTGTTTCGAATTTTGCTGACGAATCTGATCGATGACCACCGCAATCAGACAACACAAAGCGAGTGCCACGACAATATACGCTCCGTCAGGCATCTTCTAGTGACAGCATACATTTCCCTTGCTGAAACAATGACGCAGTCTGGTCCTCCTCTTTTTCGTGCTCAGTCTGGAACCCACAGTCTGAGTAAATCTTGAGACGTTTTCGATACATGGCATTCATAACGCTCCAGGCGTCGACAATGTCGTAAATAACCTTGGGTCCGTCGACACGTAAAATGCGCCCGACCGCCTGTCGAACATCCGAATGCGGCGTCGCGAGCACAACTGCACTGAGTGTCGGAATGTCAAGTCCTTCGTGGGCCAATGAAAATGTCCCCACGACGATCCGTTTCTTGGCCGATTCGTCCAGTTCGGTTTGCTTCATCCCGCCCATGTAGAGGCCAGCCTTTGTCGGCCCGAGCTGCGCGACGAGCCATTCACAGTGTCCACGCCGGTCCGTCAGAATGAGTGTGTGGTGACTGACCGAAACGTCCCGAATAATGTCCAACAAAAGTTCGTTCCGTTCGGGGATTTCGACAAGTATATTGACCATCGAGGCCAAGCACACCTTGCCGATCCGCGAGACGGGTGGTGGGTGCATGTACTCGGGTGACACAAACATGGTTTTGTACACTCGAACGTTTTTTGACGATTCACGGTGGAGCGAAAAGAAACACGACCCGAGGAACCAATACAGGACACGTGTCAGACCATCCTTTCGGTCGGGCGTCGCCGTGAGTCCCAACGTGTACTTGGGGCACATGCTGAACATGGCCTGTGAAAAGGCGGGCGCGCCCACGTGGTGCGCCTCGTCCACAATCACCATGCCGATCGAGTCGAACGTACCAACCGGATAGCTTCGCATGCACAGTGTCTGAATCATGCCGATGACGAACGGGTGTTCCAGGTCACACTTGTCACCCTGGACGCGTCCGACCGTCGCGCCGGGACAAAACTGACCGATGCGTTCGATCCACTGGTTCGCCAAAAACTCTTTGTGGACGATGATGAGTGTTCGTGTTTTCATCGTGCACGCGATTGCGAGACCGGTTGCCGTCTTGCCCATACCGGTGTCGAGCGAAAGGACACCGTGGCCTTCGTACTTATCGTGGGCCGTCTGTTGGTAATCTCGAAGTTTTCCGGTGAATGTCACGTTGACTGAAACAGGATCGGGGCGCGCGTCCCGTCCGGCCGGTCCGAGCTTTTCTTCGCCATAAAATCGAGGAACGCACAGATGATTCCTCGTTTCGCGAAACACCTTGAACGCCGGCGGACGAAGACCGAGCGCATTTTCAATCGCCCGGACGGTAAGTTCACGCTTGAGTTCACTGTTCGGTGTCGTGACATAGCCGGAGCGAGTTAGAGACATGAGACACTTGTATACCAAATGCGTCTGTGTTTTATCCTGCCAGGCGAGACGTACTCGAGCCATTTTCTGATGGTCTGGACTGACCTGATTCTGAAGTGCGCCCAGCGCGGCCACCAGGTGATGGTGTCCCAGAAGCCTACCCGGGCAGAGTGTTTCGCCGTATGCGCCGGCGAGGAGTTTGACGCATACATGTGCGTCGACCCGAACGTCGTGTTTACACCGGATGACGTGTTCAAGATGATCGAGAGCCCACACGACGTGACGGGTGCCATTATGATGTCGTCTGATTTCCAGACGCTCACGTGTGGCCGGACGATGGAGTCGCTCGTCCCGACTGCCGAACAGTACGTCGCGGTCGACACGGTCGATCCGTCATGGATGCTCCTGCACACCATTCCGGTCGATTGGAACTTTACGAGTCCGCTGGCCGGTCACGTCGACACGTCTATGCGCGTCGGTAACCGACAGCTGGTGACGCTGTGAAGTATCCAGAATGTTTCACCACTCCATGTCTTGCGTTCGATGACACATTCGAGTACTGACCCTTCAGGCATGTCCTGAACGGGAGTCAGGCCGCACACGTGACACATGACGCGCCCGTAACGAAAGGGCACCTTGACTTGTTTGGTCGTTCCGTCAAACTCGATATTCAGGTATTTCCTGCCTTGAATGTCGTACCAGGCCCGCTTGACAGTCGCCTGGTACAACATTTATTTTATATGACTAAAATTAGGATGGCGTCTCTAGATGAACTCGACCAGCCATCTCCAATAGAAGAAATGTTGGCAACGGTCGCCCAGGTTGTCATGCCCAAGAAAGAGTTTCTGGCTCCGAATTTCAGTGGTCCGAATTTCAGTGGTCCGAATATTGGTGGTGGTCCGGGTGCTCCGGGTGCTCCGGGTTCACCGGATGCTCCGGGTGCTCCGGGTGCTCCGGGTGCTCCGGGTTCACCGGATGCTCCGGGTGCTCCGGGTGCTCCGGGTTCACCGGATGCTCCGGGTGCTCCGGGTGCTCCGGGTGCTCCGGGTGCTCCGGGTGCTCCGGGTGCTCCGGGTGCTCCGGGTTCACCGGAGGGTGACGGTGGTGGTGGTAAACCTCCAAACAATACCGGTGGTCCAGGATCAAAGACGGATGCTGAGGCAAAGGCGAAATCTGCTGCGTTCAGAAACAAACTTATCGCGGCCGGAGTTGCTGCTGCCCTCATCGCAGGTATTCTTGCGGCGGCACTCGCAACGTATCTCGCATCGGCAGGTGCCGAAATTAAGTTTAAACGGATAGTTGCTGAGAAAACTACGGTGTTTGGATATACTATCGGAACACCAACAAAGGTTGGTGTGACATGGTCGGTCAAAAAAGTCGGTTCACCCGGTTCATTGGAAAGTGCCGTAAAAATTACCGATACAGACGACATAGAGTGGCACGATTCGACGATTGACACGCTGGACGGAACTGATGTTCCAGTCACGAAAGTAAAGGGTGACAAAGAGTTTGTGGTTGATTCTAAAAAATCGGACAGTTCAACGATTGACCTGACTGATAAAGGCTACGGTGTCATCAAAACATCGTTCGAAAATCATGTCGACCAGGCTGTAGAGGATGCCGGTGCCGCTGCTGGCAACTTTCTTGGCGATTTCCTTGAGGGTCTTACAGATATTGATTTTGGAGCCTGGCTTATGATCGGTCTTGGTATTTTAATAGTCGTTCTTATCGGTCCCATTGTGTTCGACCTCATCAAAACTATGATGTCAAAAAAATCTAATAATAACGGATCGGGGAACTCGTAAGACCCGAGTGGGTCGTTATCGTATATGTTGTCGTGTTTGCTTCGGCAATAAGTTTTGTCGAATCGAAAGGTGAGTTGAACAACACACACGTGTTCGTGTTTGAATACAAGAGTCCGGTACAAGAAGCGTTCGAACTACAATTTGAGAAACATCCAAAACCTTCGGACGACTCTATGATGTTCGAAGTTGCCAATGTCGGCATCGTTTTGTCTGCGTATCCGACATATTGTCTTGCGGTATCTAAACCATCAATAAAGTAAAGAGTATTTCCTCCAGGTCCAGCTATGATACCGTCCATGGCCGAGTACAAAGTGCATATGTTGGATGTACTCTGCTGAAAGTCAAAGCCGACACACTTGGCAGTCTTTCCACGACTGTTGGCCGACTCGCACTGTAACATACAATTGCGAACCGATGCATTCGAAAACGTCTTATACACGGTCGATGCTCCGAGTCCCGCAAACTGAGAAAAGTAAGAAAAGGTTGACGGGGTTCCGGCCCAGTCGATCCATGATTTGAAAATGTACTTTTTGAGCTTGTCTCTGTCTGTATACCAGAAACCTGTCGGGTCACCCTGACCTATCCTGGTGTACAGAACGAGAGTGATTGATCCGGCGACCAATATGTACACGAAAAATATCAAGGCGAGTGCACTGATAATCTTTATAGTGACACCAAACGTATCCACCGCCATTGTAATACACGTTGAAAAAAAAAGAAACAAATATAGTATGAGTGGGCAGCCTGCGGCGTGCATCACCGGGGTCACACTGGGTGACCCCACACTATGTCCTATACTGAACGAAGCGTCGACAACGCCTTTATCAGGCCCTACAGTCGAAGCACCCGTATCCGTCCAGAACGATATGTTACCAGTCCCCTTACAAAATGCAATCAACACTGGAAGCCCGCTTATCGGATATAATTTTGAGACGGCTGCGAATCCTGTCCGGGCAGATCGAGTTCAATATACGGTTGACACGTACACGAACGTTATTCAAAACTCGGCTGTGCTGGTGAAAAAACCAGAAAAAGTGACCGGTACGCTTTCTGGTGTTGCCGGACCGGACAGCACCGGCAAATCTACCGCTACGGTGACATACACGGTGAGTGGTACACCATACACGTTTACAGGATCCTGGGACAGAACTGTCACGAACGGTGAAACGGTCGACGTGTATTACAACCCGAACGATGTGTCACGCGGATCGCTCGACATTGAAGGTACCGGGGTTGTACCTCCATTAATGACGACGACACCCGGTTACGAACTGATCGATTTTCAGGCGGCCACCACAACGGGTGGAAATCTGTTGCTCGCACCAACAGTCACGACCGTCGACGAGTGTGCTGATCGTTGCGACGATACACCAAACTGTACCGGTTTCAATTTCGGAGGCCTCGATACGAGTACCGTGTGCGAACTGGTAAGGGATGCAACAACGACACGTGAATACGTCGATCAAAAGGTGGGGTTTGTAAAAGAGACGATACCGGGTAGATCATCTGGTACAAACCCTCTTGGCACGGACCTCACAAATCAGGGAGCGTATTGCGAGGATGCACCGGCGTGCAATCGCGACATTGCGCGGGTCATCAACGAGAACGATTCGGCGTCGGACCCGATCGCATCATTTTCAACGTCTGACATAGACTCTTGTGCGTATTGTCCAGTCAGAAAGTATAACCGGGCCGGTCACGTCACGACGAACGAGGTTGGTGTTTCAAAGGGGAACGCGAGTCCTGCGGATGCTATAACCGAGCTACAATACCAGACAGATGGCACATTTCCGGATCATAACCTTGTTATTCAAGCTGGAAAGTTTTATAAAATTGCATCCCACTTTGAGTCATTTGTTGTTTTTACTGTAGCAAGCGGGGAGGGATTTAAATTATTTACGTTGGGCTCTAATAAAAGAATTGTTACGGGATATCCACAATTTGAAGTTCCAATGTTTGGTTTTTTAAGTAAAGAAGATTTATCACGTATTTACTCATATTCAGATCTTATCTCAGAAGTTTTGGCCAATGGACAATTAGGAAGTTCGGGTGATAGACTCGGGGAAGGCTCCATATTAACAGATCAGCTCTATAACTTGACAGATTATTTAAGTTTTCGTAAATGGCCTATGACAAATCATCCTTCGGGAACACCTTACGGAACTCCGGATACATTTACCTTTACACAAGTACCGTTTGTACGAGAAGGATTTCGTATAGTATCGAGTGACGGAAAAGCTTTATCAAATGACAGAAGATTTACAAAAATCGAATATACGTTTTTTTCAAGAGATAGTGTTTTTCAGGTTTCTCAATCAAATCATTATGAATTTGTTAATCAAGTTGACCCTTTGGAATATCCAGGATATCCAGGAACATTGATTAAAGATGGACAATATGTGAAAATAAACTCAAATGGGACTGCTGAAGTAGTTCCATCTGGTCTATATCCTTGGACGTCTAGAATATCGACCAGTTTCAGATTTTGTAGAATAAATTATGCAGTATCGTTTGACTTTTCTAGTTTTGATTGGAGCGGAAATTGGTTTACACAATCGGGTCCAGCAACGTGTGAGGAATATGTTAATATTGTGTATCGTTATGAATATGTACTTTCGCCATTCGATACCCCTGGATTTTGGAACGATATAACAACAGTATGCACTAACAATTGTCCGGCTGGTACTTATGTAACACCGTGTACATCGACTCCATCCAGCACACGAACATGCATGCAATGTTCACCCGGTAGTTATTGTCCACAGCTTTCAGAATCTGAACAACCTTGTCCAGCAAATTATTATTGTCCGACACCAGCTTCACAAATACAATGTTCTATATTATCTGGAATTCGTTCATGTCCAAACGGATATGTAGTACAGAATGTACCTGGAGGAGGGTGTGAAGGATCTCACTCTGCTACAAATAACCGTACAATAGATACGAGTTACACGTGCGTTTTTCAGACATGTCCAGTTAATAATATACTTGTAGGTTCAAGTTGCCAACCTTGTCTAAACGGAGGGACGTCAGTTGGTACAGAATCCAGTTGTTATTGTAGAAATGGGTGGAGCGGTTCAAGATGTGAGACGTGTTCCGCTAATAAATATATATCTGGGTCGTCTTGTTTAAGTTGTCCAGCAAGTTCATCTTCAAGTCAAAATTCCACTAGATGTTCATGTAATAATGGATACGCTTGGACTGGAGCAAACTGGACACTCGGCGCTATACCTTGGGCATATACGGCCGATCCCATTGACTTTACAGGTGGCCGCCTTTTATCTCCCCCGACCTTACCTGGTGGATCAGGTTCTACATGGCAATACACACCATTACCAACTACAACTGGTACATCCGCAATATGCGCATTTTGTAAACAAGACTATTGGGAGACTCTATGTAATGGTACAGCACCTGCTGAAGGTTTAACAAAAACATGCGGCATTGGACGAAATCAATGTGTGTTATGCCAACCTGGACAAGGTAGAGACGCACAAGGCACATGTGTGGCGTGTGGTTCTAATCCACCACTAGGACAAGTTTGGAAACCCGACTCTCAAAATATTGGGGGTTATGTATGTGATTATGACCAGTGTCCAATACCTCAACCAGGTTATATTTGGGGAACCAGTAAGACATCATGTAGTCCACAAGCCTGTTTAATAACACCTTCACCAGGATATATATGGGCGAACGATGGAATAAACTGTATTAGGAGATGTCCGGCGAATTATTATTGTCCAAACGCAACGACGTCGATTCAATGCCCTGCAGGATATACATCAGGTGGGGGTCCCCAAACGATTATATCAACACCGGCATCATCTGTGGCAGATTGTTTTCCATGTTTAAGTTCTGGACAAATATGCACTACTTGTCCGACTTCGACACCTTATTTCAATCTCGGATTGAATAGATGTGTTTATTGTTTCTTTAACTCGTCTTGCACAGGAGGGAAAAAGTGTATACAAGGAACGTGTCAATGTCCGGAGTATGCTCCATATGATACGGGGACGACTTGTGTACAGTGTACGACCAACTCTCATTGTCCAAGTGGTTCATGTGTTAACAATCTATGCGAGGTTGATGCATATTCGTACAGTTGTCCCGACACACAAATTACATATAGAGGTCGATCAAGTGGAAGTATGGTAGCACCTACTGTATATAAAACAGTCGGTTTAATTGGAACTAGATGTAGAACAAATGAAACTACTCCTCTAACTGGATTTTGTGGGAATGGTGTTTCGAGTACTTTGAAATATGACTTGTTGGACGGGCAATGTTCAATGCCGGCTTTGGTAACATGTCGTGCCGGATACTATGCAAGTACTGATTGGCGTGGAGTCTATAACCAATGTCTCCCATGTTTTGCCGGTTTTTATTGTCCTACAATCGGAATTATCCAACAGTATCAGTGTCCGGCCGGGACGTATTGTCCAGATGGACGCATGATTACACCACTTCAATGTCCGGCGGGATTTTATTGTCCAACCGCACTGACAACAACCCCAACAACTTGTCCAGTCAATTCATATTCAACTGAAGGTTCAACAATATGTAGGTGTCCTTCTAATTATGAATGGGCTGGTTCTGAATGTTATGCATGCCCGGCAGGAGCAACCGCGCCAGGACGCACGGCGACCGGTACACCGGCATACTGTTTGTGTCCAGTTAATACTCGATGGAATGTGTCCGCATGTGTGGCGTGTGGTTCTAATTCATATCGTGATAGACAATCATCGGCCGCTGGGACGGAAAGTTACTGTACATGTACACTCGGATATAAATGGAGCGGTACGGCCTGTGTGGCGTGTCCAGCAAATTCATCAATATATATGACAGTATTTGCATTCGGGTCTGCATCACAATGTACGTGCGCCGCAAACTATAAATGGAGCGGTACGGCCTGCGTGGCGTGTCCGACAAACGCAACGGCGAGCGGTCTCACGGCGAGCGGGTCTGCATCCCAATGTACGTGCGCCGCAAACTATAAATGGAGCGGTACGGCCTGCGTGGCGTGTCCGACAAACGCAACGGCGAGCGGTCTCACGGCGAGTGGGTATGCCTCCCAGTGTAGATGCGCCACAAACTATAGATGGAGCGGTACGGCCTGTGTTGCATGCCCAGCTGG